TACTTTTCAGGAAAGGCAGATCCAGATGTCTACATAGATAATCCTTTTCCTAAAAAGATTAGAGATAAAGATACTATGCAAAAGTATCTAGATGCTGATGAAAAATTATCTGAAGCATCATTGAAGATAGAATACTATGATGTAATGATTAATTATCTTGATAGTATTTTAAAACAACTTTCTAATAGAACATACCAAATTAAAAACTCCATTGAATGGCATAAGTTCCAGGCAGGATTTACATGACACATTTGGTTATTAAGAAGAAGAATGAAGTTTTTATTAACGTGGAATCTGAACAACACGTTTATAGAGAACTATCCGATCATTTCTCATTTGATGTTCCTGGCGCAAAGTTTATGCCACAATATAGGAACAAATATTGGGATGGAAAAATTCGTCTTTATGATAGCCGAAAGAATGAATTATATACTGGATTAACTGATAAGGTTATATCTTTTTGTGATAGACATGATTATACTTATGAGTTTGAAGGTAATAAGTTTTATGGATTACCTTTAGAAGAGAATGAGTTGATATCACCAGAGGGTGTTGCTGATTATATGAAGAGTATCTCTAGACATAAACCTAGAGGGTATCAAATAAAGGGTGTCTATGATGCTTTAAAATTTAATCGTAAGTTATTAATATCACCTACTGCCTCTGGTAAGTCATTAATGATTTACACTCTGACTAGATATCATCTTGAACATAATCGTAAAGTATTAATTATTGTTCCTACTACGTCTCTTGTGGAACAGATGTTTAAAGACTTTACAGATTATGGTTGGGATTCAAAATCTTATTGTCATAAAATATATTCTGGAAAAGAAAAACAATCCAATCTTCCAGTTACTATTACTACTTGGCAATCAGTTTATAAACTAGAGAAAAAGTATTTTGAGAACTTTGATGTTGTTATAGGTGATGAGGCTCATTTATTTAAATCTAAATCCTTAGTTAGTATCATGACTAAACTTTTAGATTGTAAGTATAGATATGGGTTTACTGGAACTTTAGATGGTACACAGACTCATAAATGGGTGTTAGAAGGATTGTTTGGTCCATCATATAAGATAATAAGAACTGATGAATTAATTAGTGGTGGATACTTATCTAAGTTAAGTATTAAAATATTGATACTTAAACATCCTGCTAAAAAGTTTGATACGTATGAAGATGAAATACAATACCTAATATCTCATGAACAAAGGAATAACTTTATTAAAAATCTGACATTAGATCAGAAAGGTAATACTCTTATTCTTTATAGTAGAGTGGAAGATCATGGGATGCCTCTTTATGAAATCATAAATAAATCTAAAGAAGCCAATAGGAAATGCTTCTTTGTCTTTGGTGGAGTCGCAGCCGAAGAAAGAGAAAAAGTAAGAGAAATTACGGAGTCAGAAGACAATGCAATTATCATCGCTAGCTATGGGACTTTTAGCACTGGCATTAACATTAAACGCTTGCACAACATCATCTTCGCAAGCCCCAGTAAATCTAGAATTAGAAACCTTCAATCCATTGGCCGAGTCCTCAGAAAAGGTGATGGAAAAATAAAGGCAATCCTCTATGATATTGCTGATGATATAACTTACGGATCTTCAAGAAACTATACTATGAATCACCTTATGGAAAGAATTAAAATTTATAACGAAGAAAACTTTGATTATGAAATGTTAACGATACCTTTAAAAAAATGTTAGATAAATTTGTTGGAGTTATTAAACTTACGTCTGGAGAAGAAGTAGTAGCAAGGGTAAGTGAATTAGAAAATATGGATAAAATCCTAATTGAATCGCCCGCCATGATGAACTGTTCAACTACTCAAAGAAGACCAGGCATTAATATGATCAAGATAGAACCTTGGATCAAATCTGGAAAAGAGACTACATATATAATTGATATGAGTAAAATTATTACTACTAGTGAAATATTTGATGAAGACGTTATTGAAGCCTATGACAAATTTGTTGATGCATACTATAATGGTGTTGAAATGGTTCAACCAAAAGGTATGACTAGAGATATGGGTTATATAACTAACGTGAAGGATGCTCGTAAATCTTTAGAGAAACTCTTTAAAGATAGCTAATTCATCTCTTCACTTCTGACAAAGTTATTCTACTTGTATAATGGGTACTTGTCAAGCATCCAATAATTTGGTATAATAATTGTTATGAATGGTTAACTAAGACAAATGGCTCTAATGCGGAAAACACGAAAACGTTCTGAACACTACGTAAATAATAAGGAATTCCTTACCGCTATTATTGCTTACAAGGATCAGATTGCTTTGGCAGAAGCGAGAGGAGAAGCCAAACCAGTCATTCCTCGTTACATTGGAGAATGCTTTTTAAAGATCGCTAATCACTTATCATTTAAACCAAACTTTGTAAATTATATGTTTAAGGATGATATGGTTTGTGATGGTATAGAAAATTGTGTACAATATATTAATAACTTTAATCCAGAGAAGTCAAAGAACCCATTCGCTTACTTTACTCAAATCATTCATTATGCTTTCTTAAGAAGAATTCAAAAAGAGAAGAAACAATTAGAAATAAAGAGTAAGATACTTGAGAGATCTGGTTATGATGAAGTCTTTACTGTTGATGGCGATGCCTCAGGTAATTCTTCTGACTATAATCAAATTAAGGATGCTGTTCAAACTAGGATGATGTATCAATGAAGATCACTCAAAAGATTATTGATGACTTGGAAAAGGCATTAGATATGAGAAAGAAGGATGGTACACCTGTCTGGAATGATGGTGATGATGTTGAAGTTTGTATTGCTGGAACATGGGCTGCTGATAAGTTTATTACTTTATTGAATAGAAGTAAATGAAAGTCGCTATCATAACTGATCAGCACTTTGGAGCAAGAAAAAATTCTAAACTTTTTCATGATTATTTTCTGAAGTTTTATAATGACATTTTCTTTCCTACTTTAGAGAAGGAAGGTATTACCACGGTTATTGATATGGGTGATACTTTTGATAGTAGAAAGGGTATTGATTTCTCTTCACTCAAGTGGTCTAAAGATAACTATTTTAGTAGGTTATCTCAGATGGGGATAGAACTTCATACCATAGTAGGAAATCATACTGCTTATTATAAAAATACTAATGAAGTTAATGCTATATCTTTACTCTTAAATGAGTATGATAATATATCTGTTTATCCTGAAGCAACAGAAGTAAAAATAGATAATTTAAATATTCTTCTTGTTCCTTGGATTAATTCTGAGAATCAAAAGAGAACTCTTAAACTTATTGAGAAGTCAAAGAGTCCAGTATGTATGGGACATCTTGAGTTTAAGGGATTTAAGATTCATGCTGGTGGTTATGTTATGGAACATGGCACAGATTATAGACTCTTTAAGAATTTTGATAAGGTATTCTCAGGACATTATCATACAAGATCAAGTCAAGAAAATATTTCTTATCTAGGCAATCCTTATGAGATATATTGGAATGACTTGGAAGATACTCGTGGTTTCCATATCTTTGATACAGAAACTTTAGAAACTACTCCTATAAACAATCCTTATAGGATGTTTTATACTTTGTTCTATGATGATACTCCACATCAGATGTTGGATATAACTCAATTTGAAGATAAGATAGTTAAACTTGTAGTTAGAAAGAAAACTGATGCAAAGAAGTTTGAAAAGTATATTGACAAACTTTATTCATCAAATTGTTTTGAGTTAAAAATTGTAGAAGGTTTTGTTAATGTTGAGGACGAAGAGTTTGATGTTGAAGAGTCTGAAGATACTATTTCAATTCTAAATAGATATATACAAGAAGCTGAAGTAGACTTGGATAAGTCTATAGTTACTAATATTCTTCAAGAGGTATACAAGGAGGCTTGCGAGGTCGAGTAAATGTTCATTCTTACAGTAAAAGGATTTGAAGAGGATGGAGCTTTTGCTTTGCATGATGATAATGGAGAAAGAATTCTTCTTATGTTTGAGGAAGAAGATGATGCTGATAGATATGTTGGATTAATGGAAGTCGATGATTTTCCAGAGATGAATGTAATAGAAATAGATGATGCTGTTGCTATCAGAGCTTGCCAGGTTCATGATTACGTGTATAATGTTATTACACCAGAAGATATCATAGTGCCTCCAAAGAATGATCCTTTTCAAAAAGATAAGATGGCGTAATCTATTATCTACTGGAAATAATTGGACAGATGTTGATTTAAGTTCAAAATCTACCACAGTTATAATAGGAACAAATGGAGCAGGTAAGTCAACCATTTTAGATGCGTTGACTTTTGTTTTGTTTAATAAACCATTTAGAAAAATTAATAAGTCACAACTTCTCAATTCTACAAATGAGAAGGATTGTTCTGTAGAAATAGACTTTTCTATAGGTTCTACGGATTGGTTTATTCGTAGAGGTATGAAACCTAATGTTTTTGAGATATACAGAAATGGTAAAATGCTGAATCAATCAGCATCTGTTAATGATCAACAGAAATGGTTAGAACAAAATGTTCTTAAGATGAACTATAAGTCTTTTACTCAGATTGTTATTCTGGGTTCTAGTTCTTTTGTTCCTTTTATGCAATTAACAGGATCTATTCGTAGAGATGTTATTGAAGATCTTTTAGATATAAAAATCTTCTCTGCTATGAATAGTATAATAAAGGATAAGATTAGAACTATAAAGGATGATGTTAGAACTTTAGATTTGAAAAAAACTTCTCTTAAAGAGAAACGTCAAATGCAAGAGAATTTTATAGAAGAGTTGGAGAATCGTAGTAAGAAAAATATATCAGACAAGGAAGGTAAAATTAAAGTTTTAACTATAGAATCTGATGCTCATATAGAACATAATCAACTTAAAGAATCTGAACTAGAAGATCTTACAAAACAACAGGAAGAGTTGACAGGATCTGGTGATAAGTTAAAGAAACTAAACAATCTCAGG